AGGAATCGGCTGCTGTAGTTGGCCCCGACGCCTCCCCCTTCCATGAGGCGCATGAACGTGAACCGGAAGTGGTCGCTAAACAGTGCCCCCCATCCGCTGACGTGGCAGTTGAATAGGTACTGTCGTCCGGCGACACCGGACGCCCAAAGGTGACGCCCTGCGGGCATGATCTTAAACCCGTGGATCAGATTACACAGCCGCTCATATTCGTTCGGCTCGATGTGCTTCGGGTCCACTAGGGACAGGTTGCCGCGCACAACACGGTCCACGGTTTCGGCCCACGTCTCACGGGTGCCGTCCGGGTGTTCCCGCTGATAGGTGCGCGTGTAAACGGTTTCGCCTGACGGTCCCCACTCCGGGGCCGTGTCAGGGTGGAATCCGTCACGGAAGTTGGGGAAAGCCTCAGGGTTAGAGGCGGGGGTGGTGCTCATATTTCCTTCCATAGTGTCTTTAGACGCAGAAAGGGCGGGGCCGTAGCCCCGCCCTGCTCTGTTAGGTGTTCGCTCAGTAAGCGGTCCGCAGGCCAATCGGGGCGCGTCGGGCCTCAAGCCGCGCGTACGGGGCACCCTGAGCGGTCAGCCGCGAACGGATTTCCTTCTGGCGCTTAATCACCCGGCGACGGAGGATCAGCGCGTGAACCCCGGCGACAACCGCGACGACGATAATAACCGCGATCCACAGAATGATAAGGCCGAGAATGATGCAGCCGAGCGCAATAAGTAGGTCCATGCTGTTAAGCCTTTCGTTAACGTGCGTCGATATCGGGAATGATGGTGGACGGCTTGAAAACCACCCGGTAATGGTCCTTACTGACCATCGCGGGGTTAATCTGCTCCGCAAACCAAGTCACGTTGTCTGACTTGTCAAGGTAATGCTTTTTGAACTCGCTAGGTCCGGTCTTGCATGTGATGGACACGCGCGGCGGTGCGTCGTTGTTGCCGACCGAGCAAAATCCGGTGATTTCCAAAATGTAATCGCCGGTGATGCCGTTATAGAAAACGATGCGGCGGGCAACCTCAAAGTTGTCTGCTGCGGTGGACAGGTTCCGCGACGCCACGTCAGCGTCCGACTCGCACCCGGCGACGCCGAGCGCGATAGCGATAGCCGCGACAACGGCGGCAATGCGGCGCTTCACGGGAGCACCACAGCCATAATGCACATGACGGCGATGAATGCGGCGACAAGGGCCACCATTAGCGGTTCACCTTCCTAGCGGCCTTAGCGCGCTTCCCTGCGGCCCGACGACGGGCCTTAACCTTGGCCGGGACGGTCCCGGCGTAAATGTGCTTACCAAGCGCGTTCATGGCTAGCAGAATGCGCAAGCCCTTGGGCTGAGCCAATGTGCTTCCTTCCGTGGTTGAGTACAAACCTAACTATAGCGGCTAGTGTTCCAGCCGCTCAGGCCGCGTCAGCGACCAACGCGCGGGCTGCCGCGTTCGACGTGGCCTTACGCGCTCCGGGGCCGTCGTGCCACTCACGGGCAGACTTCCCGCTGCGCTTGCTGATACCCCGGTTAATCTCCTGCACAAGCCGATCCATAGTGCGTGACAGGGCCTTCCGCTCATTCGGGGTGAGGATTTCGTTCTCCACCCAACGCTTGCTGATTAGCGCCCGCTGCTCCGGACGGAGCGCGGCAAACGCAGTCTGCAAGTCCACGGTGCGAGCGGCAATCTCATCGAAGTTAGCCGCGTACTCCGCGTCCTGCTCAACCTTCGCAATGAACGCGTCCCTGTCGAACAGGGCTTCACCACACAGCGCCCGAACCTCACCAATGGTGTAGTGGTATTGGTCCGACAGGTTCAGCGCCGACAGGCGCTCATCGTTCGCATACTTGACGCCGAACCGGTGGAGAATCTTCCGCAGACTGTCAGGCGGGTAGTTCATGCGCTTAAACATGCTTTCCTGCTCGGTGACCCGCGTTAGAATGGCCTGCTCGATATCGTCGGCCTCAATACCGGGGTAGTCCCGTGCGATCTTGTGGGAGAGGCTGCGCGCCGTGGCGCGCGTCTCGTCCCAAGTAAACGTGTGCTTAGCCAACGTTGTTTAAACCTTCCTCAGAACTTGTAAATGGTGCCGTCAACGACGAATTGACGGTTAACGACAGGGACCAACTGTGCGTGAGTCTTGCCGTTGTGGACGGTGAGAATGCCGAACCCCTGCTGCCAGTTGCCCGCGCCACCGGCAGGCAGGTAAGCGGCCTTACGCATGTCCATCGCGTGTCCAACTTCCATGCCGGTAATCGTCCTGAGGCGTCCCGGCAGTCCGGTTGACTCATGCTGCATTCCGAGGCGGTGCGTGTGGCCGCAGACGACGGACGCACCCAACTTGCGGGCTAGGCCAAGGGCGGTAGACCCGGACACGCGGTTGAGACTGCCCTCATGACCGTGAGCGGCGATCCATCCGGGGGCCACGTCAAAGACCGTGGGCTTCCACTCAATGCCCAAATCGTCAAGGTCCAACAGGTTGACCATGTCCAGCGCCTCAATGCCGTCTAGGGCTGGGGCGTAGCGGCGAACGTAGGTGTCCACCCGCTCATCATGGTTACCGGCCTTCACCCAAAAGGGAACGTCCCCTGCTGCCTCACGGAACATGGCGAGCAACTGATGGGTGCCCTTGAGGGACGCTTGCAGCGTCCCGGCGTACTCCCCCGCCATGCCCTTGTTCCACCGTGACGGTTCGGGCTGGTCGATCAGGTCGCCAATCTGTCCAACCTCTGTGGGCTGATAGTCGGCGGTGAAGTCAACTAGGGCGCTAACGAACTTGCGGTCATGGTAGGGGTATTGAATGTCCGGAAGGATCAGGATACGGCGGTCAGTCATTCTTGGCGCTTTCCAATCGCTTAATTTCAATGTCGAGATACTGACGCGCCTTGCGCAAGTCCTCAATTTCCTTGTCTGGCCCACCCTTTTCCCCAGCGCGCCACACATACTTAATGGCGTTGCCCCGACAGAAATTCATGTGCTGGGTAATGGTGATGCATTCGACGCCGGACGGGTGGTTGCGGTAGTGCGGCGGAAGGGCCACCACATCCGGGGCGTGGTCCTTAAGGATATCCACCACGTCCGGGGTGCTAATTCCGGCCTTAATGGCGTCCTTATGCTTGGACAGGCCCTCATCGATCCAACCCATAGAGGGACGCTTGCCGTTGATCTTGCGGAGGTTTTCCGCGTAGACGCCACACAATGCGCCGTTGTCGTCCCACTTGACGGTCACGCAACCGGCCTTGTCGGTGCCGTGAGTGACGGTTGCGGTTCGGCCAACGTGCTTGGTCTGATAGAAACCCGCACCGCCGAAATACTGCACCCGGTCACCGGGGGCGAACACGGGGTCATTACGCACCGGCTTGGGGTCCGGCACCTTCTCAAACCGGTGTGCGTAGTAGCCGCCTGCGCCATTGATGGCCTCATTGAGGGTGACAACCTCGCCTAGGTGCCGGTCCACGTGGGTTCCCTTGACCGTGTAAACGGCGTCCCGGTCCAGCCCAGCGCCACCCCTGGCGCTAATGCACCTAACCCGGTCACCGGGCTTAAAAGCGGCGCTCACGCGGCCACCGGGGCAGCGTCGCCCTCACCCTCAGTCGAACCCTCAGCGGGCGTCTCAGGGACGCTCACGGCGTCCTCTGCGGGCTGCTCGTCGTTCACCTTGGCAATCTCATCCGGCTTAACCGGCGTGAAGAAAAACCCGCCCGCGTTGGCGTGAACGAAAACGGTAATCGGCATGGTCGGGTGGTTGTCGATACGCTCCACCACGCCGCGACGCCCAGCGGGCACGTCGTCGGCGAAGTCCACGACGAATTCGACACGGTCCCCCACGGTGAACCCGTTGCCCTCATTCATGTCCGTAAGGTGCTCGGACGCCGGGTATCCACCGTCAGCGTACGTGCCAGCCTTGGGGGTGCTGCTCTTACCTGCCATTACAAACCTAACCTTTCGCGGTGTTATTTAAACGTTGATTCCTATGCGCTCAAGTAGCGCGGTGTGGCCTTCCGCCGCCACGAACGAATTAACGTCGTGGCCTTCCGGCATAAGGATTACCCGGACGTTCTCTAGCCGTTCCTCAATTTCCTCCCCAAACTTTTTCCCCTGCCCCTTGTCGTCATTGTCTGCGAGGACGTAAATGGTTTCGTACCCGGTGAAGGGCCGGTCCATCCATTCTTGCCACTGACTGACACCGGGAAGCCCCACAGCCGGGAGTAGTCGGGGGTTATGGGCCGTCATGGCGTCTATCTCACCCTCACATATCGCAATGTAGGGCTTGTCCGAAAAGAACGCTTCGGGGTTGTAAATGCGGGTTGCTTGACGGGGGAGGTTAAGGTACTTGGCCCCGTCCGTGTCACCTAGGGCGCGGAATTTCATTCCGACGACACCCGTTCGGGTGAGATACGGGATTACGATTCTGCCGGTGAACTTGTCGTGCCCCGGAACGGGGTTGTTAACGTAGCCGAGCCGAAAAAATGCTTGCTTGTCCGGCGACAGGCCGCGCGTCGTCAAATAGGCTTGGGCGTCGTCGTCCTGACTTAGTTGGTCCTGATACTCTTGCAACGCTGCGTCCAAGAATGTTTTCTGCTGCGGTGAGAGTGTCAGGGAAAGTTGCTGTGTTTTCTCTCCACTGGACAAGGGCTAAACTGTCCCCTCCAAAGTCGCATGAATGGCACTTGAAGCATTGTGCCGTGGTGTTTACGCTGGCTGACGCTGACGCGTCGTTGTGGAAGGGGCAGCGCATCGCTGCCCAACCTCTGACCGCTTCGGGAACTCTGTCTGCGCCGTAGTGCTCTAGTAGTTCCTTTATCGGTGGTTTCTCGGTTGTGCTGCGAGGCTTGTCGAACCTGCCCACGCTGCCCCTCCCTCATGTTGGTTATTCGTCGTGCTGACTGCCGTATCCGGCTGCGGTGAGTAGCCGGGTGGCGTCCTCTAGGGTGAAGAAAACGGGCCACTCTGCGATGCGTTCGGGGCCGTACCCGTTGGGACGCCACACCACGAACGGAAGGTCATTGCCCCGGTTTTTGACGGCCTGTTTGAGAGCGCCTGTGTTGTCTCCGGGTGTGGCCTTAACTTCGGGGGCTAGGCCGAGCATGTTTTTAATATCTTTGCCGTTCTGCCCTGCGCCTACGGCGTCAGCGAATGGGTGCCCGTGTTTCTGGAACCACTCTGCGACCATGCGTTGTGTTGCGTAGCCACGGTGTTTCCGTGACTGGACACTCACCGCCGAGAAACGCGAATGCTAGCCCCGCTGGGGCTAAGGCTCGCCCTGTAGGGCGACGTGTAGACGATGCTGTGGCGCGCTCCACCGAGCGCGATACCGAGCGCGTTGTAAACGGCGTGCGTCCCATCACCGGCAGCGACCCTGCCGAGAACGGAGTAAATCCGCTCAGCCTCACCCTTAGTCATCGTCAGGACAACGTCCTCGCGGACAACCTCAGTAACCTTGTTAAGCGTGGCCTCAGCCATAAATCTTTACCTCTTTCGTGGTTGTTGTTACACACCTTAGCATGCGGGCGTTCCAAACCCGCGTCACCACAGCCGCATGCGGTCCATGTCGGCAGTGATTGGGATAGCCCAACCTCCGGACGCGTCAGCCTTCCCACCGCGATTCTTGACCACGCACGCGTTAAGGGTCTGATAGCCCTCAAACGTGACGGCCTGAGCGTTACGGTTCAGCGTCAGGATAAGTTCGGGTTTCTTGCTAATCTTGTCAATCAGCCCGGACATTGGTACGGGCTTAATTCCGTCGTCATACTCCCCCGTGACGTGGTGAAGGCCAACGACACACGCGCCGGTGGAACGGGCGGCAACCTTAAGGTATTCGCACCGGTCCGACATGGCCCAATCGCCGTCAACCCCGCCACCGTAAAGGTCTTTAAGGTTGTCCATGACGATAAGGGAAGGCATTTCACCGTAGACACCCGCGAACGCGAGTAGGTCTTGCTCAAGTTCGTACGTGTCGGGGTCCGGGTTGAAGTTCCACCGGATATTGTCGGCGCTCTGCACCGCCTGCTCGATAGTCCTAACCCCGTCCTCACGCTGACGCACAGCGTTTTCCACGTCCTCCGTGCGCCAACCCGTGAGCATTGCTGCGATACGGGTATACATGGTGTGCTCGTCGCTGTCGGCGCTCACGTACAGGGTGGGCACCTTGGATTTGATTGCGAGGTTGAGCGACACAAGAGACTTACCGCAGCCGGGACCGGCTGCAATGATGGAGAATTGTGAGCGGCGGAAGTGGACGCCGTTTGACGCTAGTTTGTCGAATGCGGTTGGTAGCGGGTCACCCGCTGCGGCTGCCCTGTTTCGTGCTCTCTGTAGGGTCAGCAATAGGGGTCACTCCCGGTCAATGACCGCGAGAACAAGCCCAGCGCAATCCGGGCACTTACCGCGACCGGTGAGGACGAAACGATTAACCACCATTCGGCAACCGTCGCAAATCGCCTCATTGTCGTTTATCTCCATTTCCATACGTGTTGCCTTTCGTGGCTCTGTGGGGTGGTTGCGTGGTGGTGGGGGTTTAAACGCCCTGTCCCCCCACCGCTTGCGGAAGCCGTCAACTACAGGCGTGCTTCCGTTCCACACCTAAGGTTAGGTGCTGAGTGTTCCAGCCTCAGCCGTTGATAAACTCGCCGTTCCAAACCTGCGAGTTGTCGACCTTCGGCTGACGCTGCGCGAACCACTCCGGGCCCTTACACGGGTCATACCACTTACGCCACGGACCCTTCGGCCCCTTGCCGCGCTTAACAATGGCGGGGCCACGGGGCGTCATAGGCGCGCCGGGCACGTCGTACTCCCACTCATTCTTGAAGTTGTCCACGACGACGCGCACACCCCCGCCCTGCGGTGCGCCCTGCTGGCCGTATCCGCCATTCTGCGGGCCGTTCGGGGCTGCGCCCCAACTACCTGCCGGGGCTGCCTGCTGCGAGCCCTGAGGGCCGTTCTGCGTGCCCTGCGTGGGCTGCTGCTGGTACGTCTGGCCCTGCTGCGCGTTCGGTGCCTCCACCGGGCGAGCGCCAAGCGTCCCACCAAGGGCGGCAACGCCCTTAAACTGTGCGGCAACGCGGCCCACGTCGGCCAGTAGGCCGCTGTTCTCCACCGCTCCAAGGTGGTCCCGAACCTCTGCCACGGAGTCGCCGGAAACGACAACCCACGGGGCGTCAAACCCGGTGCCTTCCTTGACGGTAACGGTGATCTTGCCCTCTGCCATTCTGTCTACTCTCTTATTGGGTTACTGCTGATTGGTGGTCGTGCTATTCGGTTAGGTCAGGCGATCTTGTGAACGGTGTAGCCAAGTTCCTTGGCGAGACGCTGCAACTTCTCCACCTTGCCGAGCGCGACGCGCTTAGCGATGCGCTCAGCCTCAAGGGCCTTAGCGCCCTCAGCGGCCTTACGGTCAGCCTCAACCTCAGCCGGGGTGAGCGGGCGAACCTTGGCGTAATAGTGCCTATCACCGGGGAAGTCCACGACGTAACTACCCGTGCGGTTGGGGCCGGAAACGACCGTGCCACGCTTGCCGTTCAGGCGTGGAATGCCGGGAACGTCAGTGGCAACCACCGTGTCCCCACGCTTAATCACCGGAGCAAGGGTCAGGTAATCGACGCGCGGGTCCGTGCGGGTAAACGCAGGGTTGTGCTCCCACTTGACACGCTTAATGCGGAGCGCGGCGTCAGCGAACAGGCGCGTCTCAGTGGCGTCCACGACGACACCCACAGCGCCGTCACGGTGC